CAGTTAATGCATTATTTTTTACCTTCAGTTGACCACTATCGGTTCCAGCTATATCAAAAAATGTAGTAGTGTTTGTGTCGGCCCCGTCATAATCAACACTTACTTTATTTGCTGTAACGGTAATACTATCACCACCTGTTACTGTTGCGCCACTTGCAAGCGCTAATTTACCGGCTGCATTATATTCAATTGTAGACTTATCTACTTGAGGGCTAAGTTGCATCCAAGCTGCATCTCCCGCTGCAGCAACACCCGTAAGTGTATACAAGAGAGTAGCACCAAAACTATTGCTATCAAATATTAAATCACCTAATTCTGCTTTTTGCTGAACTAAACCGTCGGTTCTTTGGTCTGACCCAAAATTATACACACTTGTTGGTGAACCACCGAACGTTGTACCATTACCGACATATACCCTATTAGTGTCTGTTGTGTATCCCAACTCACCTTCATCTAGTGTAACTAATTTTCTATCTGAGTTGGAACCCCTTCTTAGCTTAATTTTTGCTACATCTACCGTCGGCATATGAAATATTTATTCTTATTACTTCAATCTAAAGATAAAGTTTTAGTAAAATCATACTCATCAATGAACTTACTAATAAGGTCCTTTTGAAGTTTTATCGTTTTATTTATTTTTTTAGGATCTTCTTCGTTATATATACATATACCATGAATGTAACATTTTGTTTCTTTAGTAACAGCAATAATATATTTGCTTTTTAGGTTTTTATTTAAAATGTAGTACTTTATGGTATAACCGTTTATTTTAGACATTTTGTATTAATATTTCGTCAGTTTTTCCTTGTCTCTCCGTGTTGGTGCCGCCTAAAATAATGCCTTCTTTTTTATCATAAGGCCCATCCCAATGACATAGCACAACATGTTGATTATATTTAATATTCTTGTCAACACCTGTATCTAAATATGCCGTTATAGTTTGTTCGCCTACCTGAACCCTCAACCCATAACCGTTCATACAAAATATCTCGTCTTGATTCGGTACTACAACATTAACATCAGGTTCGTTTTCCACCACTACAGGAGAATTTTCTACCTTTTCTACGACTTCTGTTTCTACTTTAACAAAAGGCGTGTTGGTTAATTCTGTGGTTTCATAAAAGTTTACACTACCTGCAATAGTTGTTACTTTTTTAATTTCTACAGGAGGTGGCCCCACCACAAAATTTGTTTCGATTGGTTTATACTCGTGTTTTGTATCAGATGATTTTTCATATTTTTTACCATAAGGTGAAGATCTAAATCCTGTTTGAGTTCTAAGTTTATTTTTTACAGCGGTAACACTGTGTTCAGTAATAGGTTCTGTCTTAATAATGTATGTGTCATCCACCTTGTTTTTCTTTTTGAAGAACGAAAAGAATTTTAAAAACCATCGACGTAGCATACTACTATTTAAAATCGTAAACCTTATTAATCAACTAGGATTAAAAGATTTTAAACTATATTAGTAATAATTCCGTTAGTAATAGTTAAGACCACATTCCCCGATGTGGTGCTAAGAGTTAAAGATTGAGTAGACCCCATCTTAAGATCAATATATAATTCTCCAGCACTTAAAGAAACGGTACTTAAGTTGGCAAACCCTGTGTTGAAATCATTAATTCCAGAGGTAGCATTATAAGTGGAATCAATTAGGTCATTAAACTGACTTTGACTAGGAACGTCCCCCTTTTCAAAGTAACCTTTTATTGTGCCTATTGGTTGTCTTGCCATTTTATATTATTTATGTAACACCTGCTTCTGCACCTGGGGCTACAGGAACATCTCCTTCACCACCGGTTACCATAGGGCCGCCGCCTTCTGGTGGTGGACCAAATTCTGGTGGTGTTTGTGGGTTTGGTATAGCGCTTCCCCCACCACCTAAACCACCCCCCATTTCACCACCACCTTCAGCTGCTTCACCTGCAGCATTAGTCATTTGTTCTCTCCAATTAGGACCAGCTTGCTCAATTTGCATCATCTCCCATTGAAGTTCTTTATCTTTTCTTAAAAATTCTCTATTAGCTTTTACTTCGATATCCGACCAATCTAAATATCTCTTTTGTGCCCAGGTATTAGAAATGAAATCATTAGCAGCTAAATTATTGTAATTATTTGCTCTCAATTCTAACTTCTGTTGTTCTCTCATTTCAAAGAAGTTAGTAGGTACATTAAATTCTAGATCAAGTTGCATCTCTTTGAGCTCGTATTTTTCAAAAATCTTTTTCAATTTTAGATGCGTTATAAAGCCATTCTTTAAACCTGCAGCAAAATGCTGTTGCATACGAATAATAAATCTTGCAAACTTAAGCTCTTCTCTTAATATTTCTGTACCGTCTTGAAAAGCTTGATTTGGGTCTAATCTTGTTACAGGTACTTTTAACGACTTGTACAATTTCTTTAAGAAATACATTAAGTCTTCCAATTCCCCTAAGTTTTGACCACCTGCTAGTGTATTAACACTCGTACCTTCACTTCCTGCTCTCTTGGCAAACCAAAATGAATCAAGCATAGATTGGGGTGAAAACTTCTGCACTGTCCCACTTTCGTCGGTATCATATGTATGTCTGCTCCAATATTTTTGTTGAAGATTTCTTAGATATGCTTCAGCCTTAGGAGGTGACATGTTTCCAACATCAACATTGAAAACCAATTTTTCAGGAGCTCTAACTAATCGATAAATTACAATTGCATCTTCTATCAAAGATAACTGTCTATAAGCTCTTCTTGCATTTTCTAAAAACGGGAGTCTCATAGTTTTATTGTCATTCCAAATTCCTGAATTAATATACGTGATTTGATTCTTATCCATAGGAATCAATTGCATATCTTCCACCTTTGTAGGGTTAGATTCATTAAATATGGGCTTTCTTAAAAGATAACCTTGAATAATACTGTTTTGAATATTACCAAAAATTGGATCAATAAGTTCAGTAGGAACCATTACAACACCTAAAATGCCTTCCTTAGGGTGGTCTTTATGTATGATATGCTCCCAATAAACTTCCCCTTCAGTTAATAATTGTCTGAAATATTCCCACCCTTTGTGATCTAAATCAAAGTATTGAACAAACTTTTGAAATTCTGCTTGTATCTCTTTTTGTTCGTGTGGTTTAAATTCTCTATCTCTAAAAAGCAATCTTACAATTCTACCTTCGTGATCAGTATTAATAATTTCATCACAAATTTCATCTATCGCATCACCGACTTCAGCAAAGGCTGCCATAACCCTATAGTCTCTAATTCTTGCACCTTTATCCTGTTGGATATTTGCGTACATGAACTCCTGAAACCCTTTGTCCATTGCAATATCACCAACAGCATTGTTATTGATGATAGTAGAAGAAGAGATAGATTGTCTTTGGAGAGCATCTTCTCTTTTACTCCCTTGATTTTGAAAAAGCTTATACTTCGGGTTTACGTCTGATAAAGTATCTAAAGTTTCGTAAGATTGATACGGTAACCTACTCTGCACAAACTTCATTAAAGAACGCCCGAACGTCCCTTGATTACCTTTGCCTTCTTCTATTACTTCTTTAGCCATTATGTTGTTGATTTAGATGGTGAAATTGATACCGTTATCGATTTTGTCCTTGTTCTTGTTGATGTTTTTGTTCTGGTCTGTGTCCATGTTTGTGTTGGTGTTACCACCACCCCTGAATTTGTATTTGTATATGTTGGTGTTCTTGTTTGTGTTGGTGTTGAAGATCTTGTCCATGTTGGTGTTGGTGTAAGTGGGTCTGTATAAGACGCCGTTTGTGTTGGTGTTTGAGTTTGAGTTGGTGTTTGAGTTCTTGTATATGTATATGTTGGTGACTGAGTAATGCTCTTTGTAGGGGTAGGATAATTACTAGGAGATTGGGTAATAGATTTTGTTACTGTTATTGTCTGAGTTTGTGTTCTCGACGTCGTCGGTGTTTGTGTTCTAGTCTGTGTTTGTGTTGGTGTTCTTGTTCTTGTATACGTAGGTGTTCGAGATCTAGTAGTGGTGCGCGTCTGGGTTACTTCAGGTGTCCCCGATCTAGTCTGTGTCCATGTAGGTGTTCTTGTTCTTGTAGGTGTTTGAGTTACTGATTTTGTTCTAGTTTTTGTAGGTGAAGGTGTTGGTGTTTGTGATGTGGTAGGAGTCGTGGTTATTGTTATTGTGGGTGTAGGCCATGGAGACCCATCAACATTAATTTTTGACCATTGCGTTCCTACTTGTGGACCAGTATTTTGACGTCTAACCAGGTCTTTAAATGTTGGAATATCCGCCACAATATTATTTATTCACTTCACTTAATGGTCAATGACATATTTAGACATCTTCAGCTTGCCAATTAGTTTTACCATATATATCATACTGGTGTTGGTGTTGGTGTTGGTGTTTGAGTTTGAGTTGGTGTTTGCGTAGGTGTCTGAGTTGGTGTTTGAGTTGCTGATTTTGTTTCAGTAGGAGTTTGGGTGGGTGTTCGGGTGGGTGTTACGGTTTGTGTAGGTGTTTGAGATCGTGTTGGTGATTGCGTCTGTGTTGGTGATTGAGTAATAGATTTTGTTTGTGTTGGTGTTTGTGTTCTTGTTCTTGTTGGTGTTTGAGATCTTGTTGGTGTTTGTGTTTGTGTGGCTGTTCTTGTTCCTGTTTGTGTTCTGGTTTTAGTTCTTGTTGGTGTTTGTGTTCTAGTCTGTGTTGGTGTTTGTGTTTGCGTCTGTGAAAGCGTTCTTGATGGTGTTCTTGTAGGTGAAGCACCTCGCGTTTTAGTTTGAGTTTGAGTTCTAGTTTGTGTCGGTGTTGGTGTCGGAGTTTGTGTTTGCGTTGGTGTTTGTGTTGGTGTTTGTGTTCTAGTTCTAGTCTGTGTGGGTGTTCTTGTAGGAGAAGCTGTTTGGCTTGGTGTTTGTGTTCTTGTAGAAGTAACAGTTTTGGTTTGTGTTTGAGTACGTGTTGTTGTAGGTGTTTGCGTTGGTGTGTATGTTTGCGTTGGTGTGCGTGTTTGCGTTGGTGTTTGTGATCTTGTACGCGTGACACCAACAGTGGGTGTTTGTGTTTGTGTTGGTGTTCTAGTTTGTGTTGGTGTTTGAGTTTTTGATACTGTATTTGTTACGTTTAGAGTAGTGGTTGGTGTGGGTGTTCTAGTTTGTGTTAGTGTTCTTGTATTTGTAGGTGTAGGTGTAGGTGTTATAGGAACTAATCTAGATTGAACATATAGTAGAGGGCCGGTTGCTGGCCATTCCGTTTGACCACCAGGTGCAGTTATAATAATCTTAAATGCACCGGTTGCTTTACCTGATAATGCTGCTAGATCAATACTAATTGTCTGCTTAGAATCATTTCTTACTACAGCACCACCAAAATCCTCTATATTAAAACCACTAAAAGCTGGAAACCTTGCTGATAAAGTTCTATTAGAAGTAAAATAACTTACACTACTTAAAGGGGTCGATGATAAAGAACCTGAAAAGAAACTCGACGGGTTAGCCGCACTTAAAAACCCTTGATAATATTTTGTAAGACCTTTAACACCAGCTGGTTTTAACCAAGGGGTATCAAATTCAAACACCGTACTGTTTTCACTAAAAATAAGCTGACCGCCATGTTGACCTGAAAGCGCATAATTAACTAATAAAGGTATTCTTTTTCTCACCATTGGTTTTGCGTTGTTTTAAATATTTGTATTTCATCTGGAAATGCTGATATAGTAAATGAGTCACTATCAGGACTACCAGACAATTGTGATTTCAAAGTTGGGTAATTCGAATTTTGTAAATTCGTACCTGAACTGACAGCATAAAAATTAGAATCAACCTTATAAATGTTATCAACCACTGTTTCTGAAGCAGGAAATATCCAGCCCTTAATTGTAAATTTCGTATCAGCAACTACTCTTGCTTTCTCGCTGGCCCTTAACTCTATAGGGTATGATAAACTTATATTCCCGTCCCATAAAACTTCACTTCTTATTTCTTGAGCTTGAACCAAACTAACAAGATCTTTAGGAACAGGCCAACTTATAATTACATAAGGGTTAGTATAAGGTATAAAATTACTAAGAATTTGATCCATATCCATCTGATATCGAGTTAAAACGGTAAAATTGACTGATATGTTTACAGGTGTTGGAGCATTATATTTACTATGAGCAAATTGTTCTTGATAATAAAACGCATTACCACTACCGCCTTGTCCTACAGCAGGTAATTTATTAAAAACTCTATCATTATCACGAGTAATACCGGCTATAGTAATAGCAACCACAGGAAGAGTTACTGTTTTTGCTTTATTAACAATATCATATAACACTCTCTGCTTAGGGGAATATAAATATCTTACGAATATTCTATCTTTCTGAACCCGGTTTTTATTATACCTTCCTATGACGATAGAATCAAAAGCATTCGCAAATTGAATGATTAAATCCTGTATTTCGAAATAGTTTGACTTCCAACGCATTTCAAATATTTATTCAAATCAAACGTTCAATAAAATGTTTAGGTAGTTTGTTTTTGTTTTGAGATATTAGTGTTCTCGCTTTACCATCTAGGACATACGTTACTGCATAGTCTGTTTTAGATCTAGTACAGCGGCCTGTGGTTTGTACTAATGCACATAACGCCTTATTTGCATACCAATCTTTATCCATATCAAACATCTTTTTAATTCTCTTATTTGATAAAGGTGGATATGGTGTTTTAACAATAATTTGAAATCTCCCTTTATCATCAATTAAATCTGTACCCATAGATAAAGAAGGTGAAACCAGAACCGTTGGTTCTGGACTACTAAAGTGTTCTTTTAGTATTTGTTCATTAGTTGCAGTTTCTTCTCTAAATAGAAACCTATTACCAGTCAACTTGTTCTTTAAATAGTTGCAAATTTCTAATGAATGAGTATGTACTATGCCTTTTTCCCCTTTATGGTGGTTGCACAAATCTTGAACATTTTTTGCTATAATTGGTAAAAACTTTTGTAAATTTTGATAATTAAGTACTGGTTTAGCAGAAAGATAAACAGGAGACTTACTCGGATCAAATACTGAAGGTGATTCTATATATTTGTATTTTTTAATACCTAAAACCTTAGCATACTGTTCATGGTCTGTAATAGTAGCAGACATTAGTAAAATATTGTCACCATAATCAAAAATATGCTTACTCAAATTGTCTATCCTAAGGGGTGTAAAACTAACTCTATCTGATTTTCGATCAACAACATACTCACATTTATGCCACGTTTGTTCAACGGTACTTAAATTACCATGCAAGATTTTTAAATATCTCAATTTTGAAACTTCGGGTAAAGACAACTTTATAATTTTATTAGTGCTTCTATTTGTGAGCTCATTTACTTTTTCACTTACTGAAAATAGTAAACTAATAAGCCACCTGTATTGTATATCATACTTATCTGATTTTAATTTCGAAAAATCTATATTATTGAGCTCCAACCGTTTATAATCAATATCAGCACTAAATCTTCTAACCAATTCTTCTTCTAGTTCAGAAGCTTCATCACACACTAAAAAATTTTTACGCTTAACATGCCCAGGTAAACTTAAAAACATTTTGTAATTGAGTACCGCAAAATCACTCGATAGAGAAGTATTTCTATTAGAAAAATAAGGACAACAATTTTTTCCCCAACACTCGTTTTTTAATTTAGGGGTAGTTACACAAGGAGCTGTTTCAACATCATACGTTTCATCTACACTGCAAATATAATTTTGTTTGCCTTTTAAAATTTCAATATCATCAAATAATGTTTTATATTGGTCTTGTAATTGCTTCGTAATGGTTAAAGCAAACGTACCTGATGCGGGTTCACCTAAACAGTCTGTTTCAAAAATATAATTACCATGTTGGTCTTTTCGAAAAGCATTATAGGAATTAATTAGATCTTTAAAATGGTCAGTAGGTGGTATACTTACATTACCTAATGTTCTAGGAATAAAACTCTTACCAGTTCCAGTAGGTGCAGAAACAATTACAAATTTATACCCATCGTTAAAAGCCTTTTCTACTTCTTTAAGAAGTTTGGTTTGAGAATTAGATGGACTATACCCGTATGGAAATTTTTCCACATACTTGCTAAACATATTACTAATTATATATGGACTCAATAAGCAGTCAACTATTCTGAATCACACACTTTATCAATTTGGACCAACGAGTATGGTTACTTATTGTAATCAGATTACCAAGGTATTAAAATATCATCAAAACTGCTTTTTTTGGTATGCATTTGGATGTCCTCAACTTGATGTTGTGCCATTTCTGCTAACAAGTCATCAGTTGCGTTTCTTAAAACACACCTACAAACATCATAGTGACCTGACTTTGAATTTTTACCGGTGAACCCTCTGCCATGACACCGTTTGCAGTTATTTTTTGGTTGATCTGTTATCTTTAACTGACCACAATCTAAATAGTCGGTATACTGTTTATCTAAATCGTATACCTCCCCACTAAAAACACTAAAATATTTTATTGTCATAATCTATTCATTGTCATTACTACATCATAAAATTTGGAATTCTTTTTTGGCTTAAGTCTTCTTACTTTTGCTAATTTAATTATATCATTAAAAACAAATTTTTCTAATCTATAATCAAATTTAATCCTATTTTTTTCATCTGCAAGCTCAAAGGGATACGGTACTTCAAACGAAGTAATACCCCCTTTTTGTACTTCAAGCTTGAATATAATAAAAAAATCTTTTATGTTAGCATTTAGTAATTTTCCTTTTTTAATTACTTTATGATTAACCACAAAAGCGATATCACTCAAGAAAAATTTTTGAAATTTTTCTTCTACCTCTTCTATTAACTTTACAACCATTACGTATTTTGAAAATTAACTTTTTGTTGTGTCGTTAAGTCTTGTAAATGTTTAACATAATATTCCCAAAACTCATCTGTAGCAGGTATCGTTTCAATTAATTCAACATTGTCACAATTAATCTGACGATAATTCTGCATAAAAATATCCCAAACTATAATAAGATTTTTGACAGCTGGGTTATAATCTTGAAATCTAGAAGTAGGTCTAAAATTCAAAGTCAATCTACCATTAACACTATTCAGTAAAGTGAAACTATTGGTGCAGAACATTCGTCTAGTGGGTGGTGCTCCTGGTTTAAAAACTCTTCTAACAAATTTTATTTCGCAAACATTATTTTTTAGAAGAATTAATAGCTGTGATCTACTTACTTTCAAAAGGTTTTACTATTCCAAAAATTCTAGATTCGTTAAGAAAAATACCCTTTCTAACTTTACCAATATCCTGAACTTCAAGGTTGGCTATAGGAATACCCAAGTTATTAGGAAAACAAATATGATCACCTACTTCAACATATTCACATTTAGTTCCTGCTAATAAAACTTCACCTATTCGCCACGCTTTAGTGTCTACGTTTAACGGAATATGAATACCATTTCTTATCAAAGCTGCACCATCCTCTGTTTCGTCTTTGTATCTACATAAAAGGACGTCTTCCATTAACCTACACATTTGATAGCCAATGATTGCAGAATCAAATGAACCTTCTGCGGGCACTGAAAGATCAATAAGACTTCTTTTAGGTGTTAATAAATCTATACTTTTTTGAGGCATGTAAAGACTTAATAGATTAATATACTATTTCAATGCTGCTTTAATATTAGATATATCTACTTGCCCGGTATCAATATACTGCTGTACTTCTCTTTTTGAAATTTCAAATCTTTTAGCTAAAAATTTTACTATTTCATCATAATTATCAATATCTTTACGTTTTTCTTTTTTGATATAGTTTATCTTACCCGGAGAACCTCTTGGTATTATTTTAACTAAATATTCATACCACTCCTTTTTCGAATCAAAAACGTTATAATATTTGTTTGTGGTTTCGTTTATAATTGTTGCATTTTCTGGAGAGTACATACTAACCCAACGGTTAACTAAATAACCGTTAAACTGGTCTTCGTCCTCAACATTTTGAATAATGTTGCCTTTTTTACCAAAAATTATATCATTTATAAACGTGAAAATATTAATCATCTTTTAAATCAGTACCTAAAAGTTTAGCACCATCTAACTTGGCTTGATACTTATATAAGTGTTTTTTCCAAGTATGATATTCGTACAATTCTCTCAAATATCTAAACCAATTAATTATCATCATAAACCTATATTTCATAATATTACTTAATTATTACTTTCGACGTTGCAATGAACATATCATCATTTAATTCATAAAAGATTTTCTGCACATCTTTCATAAACTCTTCTACTACAACGTCATTAAATTCTGTACTAAATGCAAATGCGGGTGCCTTCTTACCAGCTTTTATATTAAGAGCAGTATGACCTAAAGCAACACCAGATTTAACATAAGTGATACTCACACTTACTTTACCTTCTTGCTGAGTTACACCACCTTGTGTAAATTCTTTTTCCACCATGATATCATCACCATCCATCCTAACGGGACAATTCAAATATTTTACACCACTTAAAAGGTTAGCAATATGAGTATTAAAAAGTCTCTGATATGCAACCGCACCAAATGCATTGTCTAAAATAGGAATTTCCCATAGAAAGTTTATTGCATCATCACTCCAAATAAATTCTTGTCGATCGATATCTTCTTGATCAATCATTCCATCTGCTAATACCTCCATAGGAGCTCTAAAACAAAGAATATTACCTATAGGTAATACTTTATCTTTAAAGAACTTATATGCAAATCTGCCATGAAGTAAGTTACCGTCGTATTTGTCGATATTAAATTCCATATGATCTATTATAGATCAGATAGCCCAGAATTCAATTTATTTTTCCACCTTTTGTGTGCTGCGTTAATTATTTTTTTGGCTTCAGATTTGTTTAACCACCCATTTACTATCGCGGTTTTATCCTTTTCTAAATCTTTATAATGAGTAAAAAATTGCAACGTAGTTGCTAGCCAATGAGGATCTAAATCTTTCAAATTTTTATAGTCTTTAATATGCGAAGTGGGTACACCAACTACTTTATAATCTTTTTTACCTGTATCATCCATGTCCAAAACACCAATCGGTTTGACTTCTACTAGAGTACTTGTGCGTAATGGTACGTTATTGTATATCAATATATCCAATGGGTCGTCGTCTAAAGCATAAGTTTGAGGAATAAATCCATACGAGCACGTATATCTCATACTACTATACAAACATCTACTAAGTCTAAATATATTAAGCTCTTCTACGTATTCATATTTTGAATTGCTGTCTTTTTCTACTTCCACTACTGCATTAACCACTAGTGGGTAATCTTGCCCTATTGGTATATCATTTACTAGATTCATTTTTAAAAGCCTTTGGTTTTGTAACTAAATATCCTTGATGTTTGTACACTTTTTGAAAATCGTGTGTGTCTTTAAATTTATCATACAAAAAAGATAAATCTTTTCCTTTTACGATTTCTTCTCTTGTAACATTATGGTTGTTCATTTTACAGTGTTCATTAAACCCCACACCTTTTATTTTTATGTCCTCATATAGCCAAAGATCATCACTAACTATAATATCGTTATATTTTCCTATTCTTTTACTAATTAAATCTATCTCTCTTTCTAGAGGCAGATTAGTATCATATTCTATATTTTTACATTCTTCATACGATATTAAGTGAGCATCGGCACCTGGAAAATGTGCATCAAGCCAAAAAAATGCATCTCTGTTTATAGTAGGTAATATTTCTTCTAAAACATTAAATGAATTACCTTCATAAATCGATACATAAGGGTAATCAGCAAATTCTTCTTTAGCTTTTTTAGCTAACGTGGGTTCTATTTCTATTGAGTGTATATCATAAAACCCTGCTCTATGTGCTTCAAGTATACCATGACCATATAAAGTACCGGTTTCAATAAACGTACCAATTCCGGTATTTCTACGAATATTTTTTAAATCAAAATCTCCTATTGATCCCATAAACTTATATTATACTCACCATTCACAAAAATTCCATTTTACTTTTTTAGGAATATACCCAACTTGTCCCCAAAAAGCAGGTTTCCATCCATAATGTTGTTTTTTGCTATATAAATTTAAAATTTTAGCTTTTAAGTTTAGCTTTTCTAAAATGTAAATAAAACAAGTTTCAATCATATGAATTTCTGATGCATTTTCAAAAATCCAACACCAATCAAATACATTAAATCCTCTGTAAGGTTTTAATTTTATAATTTTCTTATTTCCATTATAAGGAACGGTTCTAGTAGTATGATTTGGAAATGTACCGTATGTATCGCTTATTATAACAAAATCATCACCGTCTTTTATTCTAAGAAAATCTTTTAACTCTTTTTCCTTTTCTTCGTATCTTCTAAAATTAAAATACAAATCCCAATCTTCAAACTCGTCTTTCATATTGCAAAAATAATATTTTGCTTTCATTACAGACATATTAGTATGAATTCGATCTGCACGTTGTAACGGTATGTACAAAATGTCATCCTTTTTTACAATTTCATTTATATCGGTATTGTATAATCCTGACGTATCTTTAAAATTAGATAAAGGAATAAAGTTAACGTTTTTCGCATCTAGGTAATCATTAAGACAAGCACAATATTGGTCTTCAACTGGCCAATAAACTTCATCAACGGTGTCTTCTAATAATTTTTTTACAATCTTTTGAGTATAAAAAACATCACCTATACCACCCGGTTGTCGTATTAAACATTTCATCATATTTTTAACCACTTAGGATCAACCATATCACCATCTGGGGGTCCTTTTGGACCAAACCATTTTTTAGGAGAAGTTACAAGTTTTTTCTCTTTACCTAAATATGCTCCCCATGATGAAAAAGAACTATTTCCCATTATAACTGAATCACACTCAGATAAAACACACATATCCATCAATTCATCAGACCCATTAGCTAAAACATTTTTGGTATCGAACTTAAATTCTTTTCTAACTTGAGTTTCATCATCAGTACAATACAAAAACAATGCATCTTTATCAAAATTTTCTTTAGCTTTATTATAATATTCACTACCTACAATAGGAAATATCTCAGGGTTCTTATAATAATCACCTCTTCTAATATGCACACCGACTACTTCCGTAGCTTGATATTTTTCTTTTAATTTTCGTATAGCTTTCTTAGTTTTAGTTATACAATCAACACTAAATGGAAAAACATTATTCAATTGATCTCTATCTAAATTTTTAAAATATTTCCAGCTTTGAAAATAACCATCATACACCACGTCGTGATCAATACCCAAAAATGGTAATTTTTTATATTTGAAAGAAGGTTCTCTGCATGCAATATGAAAAGGTAAATCTATTGTTTCTAAATTTTTGTATAAGCTCTTCTTATATGTTCTGGGATGCTGACCTTGCATCGCACCAAACTCTAAACTATAGTTAATAACAAATTTTACATTATGTTCTTTAGCATGTGCATAAATTGCAGCAATTTGATATAACTGATTTCCTAAACCACCTTTTAATTGTACTGTAATCATTAATCGAATAAAAATGGATACTCTTTGTATATCCAATCTTCAGGAACTCTAAATTCCTCTACTTTGTTAAAATTTTCTTCTACCGCGGCAAGCCTATAAGCGTAAAAATCAATATCTATTTTTTCTACTATCTCATCGAGCTCTTCAATGGTATCAAAATATATTATACCTTCTGGGTTAAAAAATTTATTAACTGAAAATTTGTCACCGTAGTAAATAGGTATTGTTTTTGTAGCAAAAGCATCTAATAATTTTTCTGTCCAATAACCTCTAACAATTGCATTTTCAATAGTAACAGAAAAATAATATGGATTCAGGCCGTCTTCCTTTTTTTCTAAAACATTCTCTGCGTACTTACCATAACAATCCATTTTATCAGTAGTCTTATATCTATCTACTATCATGTGTCTTAATCTATGACCTAAAGTGAATGATTTATCAGAAGCAAAAATACTACAAAACTTTGATTTATTATCAATTCCTTCGTAGTTATGAATCCAACATCTGCCGTGAGGGTAATATAAATAATTTTCCCCCTTATCAATAAGTTTTTGATCAAAAGTTAAAACAAAATCATAAAGCCTATTATTTTGTTCAACCCAACTATACATCTGTGGATTAATGCTTCTAGGTTCTAATAACCAGGCCACTTTACGCTTCACACCACCTGCTTTATTTACATCTTCTAAACATAAATCAGTAATAAAACAACTTTTACTGACAGGTGTATTATCAGCAACCCACTCAACAAATTTATTTTGTGCTAGATGACATGATGACTTATCATATCCAATAAAATTTTTATCTCGTATATTTACTTTTACCATTCCCAGTCTCCAATATGCTTCCACAATTCTTGCTTATTCATTTTTTCTATTTTAGTACATTCCTTTTGATTATCAAGGATTGGCCCATCGGGTACGTGACCTTTATCTGTTGTAGTAGAATCTGTATGAGGAAAATGATATAAAAAATCTAACCTATTATTACATCTATGGATGTCATATCCTAAAATTCTTATACGACTTACTATTTCACTATCATCATAACCCCAACCCACAAACTTTTCGTTAAACCCTTTTATTTTTTTGAAATCGTTCCTTAACCCCAACAAACAGCCCCCAACCGATTCACACCCCATTACTTTACAATATTCATAATCCATATGGTCAGGCCACGAAGGAAACCCTGATCTAAAATTTTGTAGAGCCATAGAAATAACTTTTAAATCGGGGCAAAACATGTCAAGAGTTTTTATTGATTGTTCATTTCTAAAAATCTCCTTCGTTTTATAATTTAAATATAAAGGCATACCGTTATAGCATATACCAAAACCTGGTTCTTCATTTAAAGTATCTTTTATTTTTATAACTTGTTCCGGTTTTACAATACAATCTAAATCTAAACACAATACAAATTTTCTAGTTGCTTCTTTAATGCCTGTATTATATGAAGCACACTTTCTAAAATACGAGTCATTATATGAATGTATTATTTTATCTCCTGGCCACAAAGGTATGTGTTCAGACAATACAGAGGTAATAGAATCTTCTACGTAAATAAATCTACTATTTTTTGTGTGTTGTTTAAAAAACGTATAGGATAAAAAAGCATTAATTCCTCTTTCGTGGTTATCTATCCTACATGCTACAACTATATCAATGTCTTTAAAATCTATCATATATTATTCTAAAAAGTTAGGTATACCGAGTTCTTGTCTTAGTGTCTTTACAGAATCAGACCCGTCACCGTTATAACGATTGTCAAGTATAGTGTAAAACCAAGTATTGGGGTCAATTTTTTCTCTGTCTTCTCCCACTAAAAGCTTTTCTCTAACTATTCTATCAGCGTGATATTTCAAATCACTTTCTTTTGTTGCAAAATCTCTAAACGGTACTATATCATTAAAAGCTTCTGTGCGTCTTTGCAAAACGTCTACACCTGATCGATGATATAAAAAATCTCTTCCAGGGGTATATATATCATCAAAAGTAACATGTAAACTTTTGTCATATAAATCAAAACTACCTTCTGGTTGACCCAAATTTGTATGCATGTGGCACTCAACTATTTCTTTATCGTAGTGACCTATCCTATCTTTTCCCGGGCCTTTAATTTTAATACGACGTTTAAATTCTTTTTTATTATTCGTATACATGTCATTAATCAAGTGATTAAGAATTTCATTATCAGCAAAGCCAGCATATGCCATCTTAGGAGCTAACTCAATAATTTGATCTACTATCCTTGCTGTTGTTTCATCATTTTTCCAAAATCCGTGTCCTGATGCACAATTAGGTAAAGGTGAACCTAATTGTTGATCTAAAATAAGAGAGTATTTGTTATCAATATAATCTTCAAACTTTTTATAAAAATTCATTACCAGACAATCAGCATCTATCCAAAAAATCCAATCATAATTAGGTAAATGTTTTTTTATAAAAGGGTATCTAGCAAAAAAAGATTTACCTTCTTCTTGATGAATACCATCAACGTTAGAAGTAAAAAAGTGTATATCATGACTATGCTTCAAACAATATTGCTGCAAAATAGGTAACGTTATGTTTAATAAATTTAGCTGGTTTGCATCAGCTCCTGTTAATACTCCAATTTTCATCACATTACCCAACTTTTTGTATAGTCTTTTAATTCGTGAGAAGAAGAAGTTTCAACATGAACCATAATTTTTTTATTTTCTTTATAAAAGGGTTGTTTCTCTTTTTCTGAACCTGTTCCATCAAAATGGTGTAAATGCCATACAACCTTCCCACTACCTTCGATTCTACCAACACCGTAGCCAAGTTTATTGACTCTATATGGTGCTTCATCATCTTCATATCCCCATCCTAAAAAGTTAGGATTATACCCATTACAACGAATTAAATTATCTTTTCTACCCATTACACAACCACCTTTACTAATTACATGACCTACTAAAATACCATCATACGTTTTATTAAGATAATTAGAGAGGGTTTGTATTGATAGGTCTCTTGAGCCTGTAAAGGTTTTGAACTTTTCAGGAATTTTGAAAGTATCTAAAGATACTGTCTCACAAAATTTATCTTTCATTTCTTTTTCAGCACAAAGAAACAAACCGTTATAAGGATATATTAAACCTGCGTTAATATCTTTGCGAAGTAACTCTGCAGTCTCGTTTAATTGATTAGGGTCAATAATGATATCAGTATCAATAAAATTTAAAATATTAGTTTTTGCTAATTTAATTCCTTTGTTATACCCTTCACCTTTACGCCATTCAGTATCACTTCTAACAAATACCGATATATCGTTTTTATCTAAACTTATAACATCATGTATCTTACATTCACTATCGTCCTCAATAAAAATATGGGTATAGTTTTCACAATTATTTTTGTAAAAATTGTACATTGCACGTAAATTACATTCACGTTCATAGTTATCTAATCTTACAAAAGTTAAGAATGTTATATCTTTTAAATCGTGCACGATTTAATTTGCTTTAAGTTATCAAGTACCTCTTGAAATGAAGCATCGGGAACCGGTCTGTCGTATGCTGGTTGATAACCGTGTTTTTTCTCAAAATGATGAACCGCGTTGAAAATATTTTGTCGCCAACTTGGTCGCCCTCTAATTGTGCTACTAACTTCACTACAAGCTAGTTCATCCAAATAATCATAACTATTAGCTACATCAGCCCACCACCAGTAGGGTGTAGACATTTTTTCTTTTGCTAACATGTAGGAATGATCAACGTGTTCAAAAGCATTAATATAGTGGTCATCAAACAACCCAACCTTTTCAAAACAACTTCTATGATAATATGTAAAAGCACCCACACAATGTCTATTAAGAGCAATCGATATACCATCACCATAATCAACTATTTTTCTCGGAGAAGGTTTACCGTTTCTTTTGTTAGCTGGTCCATGGTAACCATACATCATATGCTTAATACCAGTTTTTTTACTTATTTCAATGTATTTTTCAAATACATTCTCATCTTTAATGATAATATCATCTTCAATAAGAAAAAAATGTTCAACGCTTTGTTTATCACCGGGCCAATTCGCTAACTCAACTGATCTTCCAAATTTCATTAATTCTTTTATTGCCCAATTCTTAGCAAAACCAACGCTTCGACCTCCCCCAGTATAAAAGTAGTTTCCCACTAGTTGGTTTTTCGAATAAACATATCTTTTAGGATTCATATCTGATTTATCTTTGAAATCAGCACTATCACCGTCGTTTACAAGAACTATTTGATGAAATTTATGTCTCGGTAAAGACGCCAAGCACTTCTTAAGAAATTCTTCTCTATTACACGTTATAATACCCACACCTATAGTATCTTTTAAGGGGGGTGGTTTCCAAGAAGGTATTTTTGCCCACATGTCCCAATATGCAGAGCGCGCCCGAATCGCAGCAGGTCTATTAGCATTAATACCAACTAGTTGTCCTTGACCGTTCATTATATGTTGAGGTGAATCTGAAATTGCCATGGTACATAAATATTTTAGCATAAATAATTAAAATGTCAATTGGCAATACTAACTTTATTACACTAGACAGCATTGCAGAGATACAAGATATCGTTGATGGTGATTATGTATTTACTGTATCGAATGGTGTAATATATAAACTAGATTTTCAAAATTTTGTTATTCCTCTACAGAATGTAGACTTTGCTTCAACAATAGAGTCAATGTCTGCTCAACTAGTTAGTCT